GACCTCATCGGGCAGATGCGGAAGGAGGCCAAGAAGTGACCCGCTGGACTGCCGATGAGATAGCCGAGGCCCGCGAGTTGGCATGCGAGGCGTGCAGCGGACTCGGCAGATGCGATGCTGGCACGAACAAGTGTGACGGGCTAAGAGAATGCCTAGAGGAGATCGACAAGGAGAAGGACGATGGGAACGATGCATGAGGTCGTGTATGAGTGCCCCGCGTGTGGGGGCAAGGCGAAGTTACTCAAGGCGACGTACTTCGACGGGCGAGTTCCCTCAACGGGCTGGTTCGTCGAGTGCGACAAGCGGGACTGCGGCTATTGCACGGGCGAGTTCGCGGACCCTGATGACGCGATTGCTGCGTGGGACAGGAGCCGCCGCCCGGCAGACAAGGAGGACTGAACGATGGCAAAGGCGAAACTGACGAAGGAGCAGAAGGACTGGCTCAAGGCGCTCAGGAAGTGGCCTCCAGCGGTTGAAGTCTTGATGCGACTCGATGGCTTTATCAAGAAGGCACAGACGGATTGTCTTGGTTGCCCCGGTCGTCGGATACACATTTACTACACCTGCAAGGGCGAACGGGTGAAGTACGTCGGCGACGACGGCAAGGACGGCCTGTCGCTCTGGCCGGAGGAGGACTGAGCGATGACTGATCAACCAGACGCCCCGAAGCCGTTGACGGTCGAGGAGGCCGCTCGGAAGGCGGCAAAAGAGATACGTGAAGCCGCCGAGGAGGATGTAGTCGAATTGAGTTGTTACCTCAACCGGGACGATGCTCTGGCTTTTCGTTGCAAGATGGACGCGAAATACATCGCCACCATCCTCCGCCACATCGTCCCGGTCGTCGAGGCGCTGGAGAAAGCAGCGGACGCGAACTTCTGGTTCGGGGAAGCCCAGACCAAAGACCTCAAGATCGCCGACCTAGAGGCCGAGGTCGAGGAGCTCCAACGCGGGATCGACGTGGTGGACGCCGACCGTCTCAAGGCCACCGAGGAGGTCGAGCGGCTGACGGAGCGCAAGAAGCGGCTGTCTCGGCGAGTCGGCGAACTCGCGGCCGAGAACTACCGGCTGACCAAGAGGGCATGACCCACGGAGTACACGGAGGCACGGTATGAGTGACGACCCGATCACTGACGCAGAGCGGAAAATGCTGGCCCTGTTGCGGGACGCCGACGCGGTGTTCGTTTATCGAGACGATGGATGCCGGACATTCTCGTGGATCAAGGGGCTGTCGGAAGTCCCCGCGCGCGCGTCGGTCGAGTTCGGCTACATCGACGGGCGGCGCGTCGTTCGACGGCTGAAAATCAACATGGGCGTCAGCCAGAAGGTGTTCGAGAAAGGCGTAGAGGCGAAGGAGGAGGGCGGATGAGCGTCGATCTTGACGTTCTGGAAAAGGAACGCGACGACATCATCGGCTTCCTGAACGACGCGCAGTTCTGTCCTGTCTGCGCGGATCGCGTGACGGAAGCCGACGAATGAACGAAGCGGATCCGGACATCCGGAAGCTGGGCGACGGCGTCCCGCCAGCGTGGATCGTGGATTCGCTGATCAAGGCGGGGAAGATCCGATGCGACGCGCTGGATCGTGGCTGGAAGTTCGTCGACGTGATCGACACGAAGAAGAAGCGTCCGCCGACGATGATCGTTCATCTGTGCGACTGTCCGAAGGACGGAGAAGTTCAAGTGACGATGGAAGGATCCGAAATCAGGATGGGATCCGGGCCGACGACGCTGACGATCTGGGCGGGCGACTGTCGGGAATGCGGGATCATCTACTGGGCGCGACGATGAAGCGACGAAGCCGATCCCGCCGGGGACGCGGGAAGAACTGGCGGACACACTGGGAACGCCGGACGGCGCGGATCCGCGAAGCGCGGCGCGACATGAAGGCGAAGGCGAAAGGGTTCGATCGATGCGAAGGATCGGACATCTGATCGGGCGGCTGATCGAAGTGATCTTCCGCCGAAGACACGACTGGCGGATCCGGACGGGCGGATGGGGATCGTCCGTTCACTGTCCCGTTCTGGCGATCTACTGTCGCCGATGCGGGCGGATCCTGTTCGCGGATCGTCTGCGTCACTGGCGGGCGTCGATCATGATGTCCGTCGCGGCGGCTTGCTATAACACGGGGACGTTCCCCGGACGGTGTGACAGCGACGGCTTCGCGCTCTATCGGCTGGCGAAGCTGGACGCGAACGATCTGACACGCGCCGATCTGGAAGCCGGGCTGATCGTCTGGAACGGGCTGTCGTTCGACGACAATCCGAAGCCGAAGATCACGGCGGGCGTCCTGATCGGATTCATCCGGGTCGTCGACGACGCGCGGACGGGCGGGATCGATCTGGACATGTGGCGCGTCGAAGCGTCCGACGCCGACGGGGGCAGGAAGGCGTCGCTTGAACTCGCGAAGCGTCTGATCGAACTGGGGGATCTGTGATGAAGACACTGAAGGCACACGAAAAGCGGAAGCTGGCGAAGCTTCGGAAGAAGCTGACGGCGGCGCGGCGCCGATACGGGCGGAAGGTCGATCTTCGACAGATCGAAACGATCCCGCCGGACGAAGGGAAGGGGGAATGACGTGGGCGTCTACGTCGACAAGATGCTTCCGTGTGTCCCGAATCGCCGCTGGCGCTGGAAGGAATCCTGTGTCATGTTCGCCGACAGCGTCGAAGAACTGGATCGCTTCGCGCTGAAGATCGGCATGATGACAAGCTGGCGACAGGACAAGACGGGCTTCGTCCATTATGACTTGAATCGGAACATGCGTCGGGAAGCTGTCCGGGCTGGCGCTGTCGAACTGGATCGACAGGCGACGGCGGACTTCATCCGGAAACGCCGACGGGAAAGGGGCTGACGTGGAAGGATCTGGGGGGGACTGGGGACATGTGGTGAAGCCGGATCCGCCGGGCGACGATGTCCCGAAGGCGGGCGGGATGATCGAAGGCGTCATCGTCTTCAGGGATCCGGAGAATCAAGCGAAGCTTCTGGAAGTCTTTCGACTGACTTCCGCCGATCCAGGCGTCGATCCGTGTCTGAAGGATCCTATCATCGACGTTCTGGGGCGTCCGATCCTGAACGGTGATCACATAGTCAAGCGACTGGATCAGTGTGGATTCTGGGGCGTCTGGGACAGCGTGAAAAGCGATCTGGGGACACGTCCGACGGAAATCCCTTGACACATCCCCGAAGAATGTCCTATTATGGTACATCCTTCAGGGGATCGCGATGGGCGAATCTGACGGGAAGCCGGACACGGCTGACACGACGAAAACGCGCGCGGGGGATCCGCCGGACGACGCGGGGACGACTTCGCCGGAACTTCTGGACAAGATCGAAGCCGTCGCAATCGAGCGCGTCGAAGGCGACACATGGGACGTGATCGCGGAGCGACACGGATACGCTTCCGGGGATTCGATCCGAAGCTTCATCACAGGAAAGCATCGGGACGCATGGCGGGACGCGTATGATCGCCAGCGGGAACTTCGGCTGGACACTGTCGAAGCGACGGCGATCCAGACGCAGATCGATCTTCTGAAGGACGCAGATCACAGGATCCGACAGTCGGCGGCGCACAGTCTGCTCGTTCACTGTGGGCGGATGCGCGCACAGAAGCTTCAGGTCGACTTCAGGGGGAAGATCCGACACGACAGCGGGCCGTTATCCGACAAGTCCGATGAAGAAGTCGCGGAACTGATCCGCATGTTCGACGAACGGGCGGCGGCGGCTGGCGCCGATGATCAAGACACGTCGCCGGACGGCGACACAGACTGACGAAAGGGCGGGACTATGGCGATCTCCGATCTGACACGAATCGGCGGCGGGATCATCGAACAGGCGTTCAATGCGTCGACGGGGAAGATGCATCTTGTCCGCGTCGTCAGCGGCGCGATCACGGAAGATCTTGGCGAGATCAAGACGGGCGTCGACGCCGAACTGCAAGTCGGCGACGTGGAGATCGGCGCCGTCGAAATCAAGGATCACACGAACGACGACAGGGCGCGCGTCGAAGCGGACGCGGCGGCGCTTCGCGTCGTTCCGGGATCCGGGCTTCCGGCGGAATTCCAGACGGACGCCGCTGGCGCGGACGCATACGCGACAGTCTTGACAACGCCGAACCGCGTCTGTCACTATCTGATCTTTCAGCTTGATCCGGGGAACGACGCGATCCTGTCGCTGGACGGCGGGACGACGGATCACTTCTTCGTCACGGCGAATCAGATCTACGCGCTGGACGGGCTGAACATCCCGGCGGGATCCGTGATTCAGGCGAAGAACGCGGTCGGTGGTAGTAACTACACGAACCTCCGAATCAGCGTGTGGTAAAGGAGAACGCGATGCACACGAAGCGTTTGAAAAAGTTGTATGGGTTGCCGCCAACCGCGCAGACGACAATCTACCGAGCGGGTGACGACGGTCACTTTGAAACTGGACTTCCGGACGGCACGACAGCCGCTCTCGTGCAGTTGTTCGGAGACCCGGACGAAGCTACGCGCTTCGTTGACAACGGCGACGGCACGGTAACGGATCACGCAACGGGGCTGATGTGGGTGAAAGACCCTCAGAACGGCCCCGGCTCGCCGTTCGACGCCACGATGGACTGGGACGATGCAATCGACAACTGTCTGGCTCTCAGTTATGCTGGACATACGGACTGGCGGCTTCCCAACATCAACGAGTTGTGCTCCATTATCGACTTCGAGAACGCCTCTATGAAGGTGTGGAGCCCGCTCGTACTGGCGGACGGCAGTTACTACTACTGGTCTGCGACTACGGACGCGACCTGGTCGCCATACGCTTGGTATGTATGGTGGGACTTCCTCGACGTACATATCTACTTCTGGGGCGCGAAGTCGTCGCTGTATTGGGCGTGGCCGGTACGCGGCGGCGTCTACAACAACAACACGCCGTAAGGAGAAAGTCATGGCGGGCAACGTGCAGGACAAAATCACGATGACGTTCACGAAGACGGCTGTCGAACTGACGCATCCGTCGGGCGTGAAGGTGACGAACACGAAGGAGCAGGTGCAAGCGATTATGAACGGGCTACAGCGCCAGGCCGACCATGCGCTGGCGCAGAAGGCGGAGCTGAAGTCGACGATCCTTGACAAGATCGACGCGTCCGTCGTCGTCGCCGGGCGATAACAGGAAGGGGCTGGCCGATGGGATCGAAGAAGAAGCGACGGAAGGCGGCGAAGAAGTCGAAGAAGAAGACGACGGCGTCGCCGAAGGATCCGCTGTCGCCGGAAGATCGCGCGTGGATCGACGGGATCGCACAGGATCCCGAAGCCGTCGCGCGTGTCCGTCGCCGGGATGAAGCGGCGGACGAATTCAAGTTGATCTCCGACAATGTCCGGGCGTCGTTCTGTTTCGACTGTCCGGGCCGGAAGATGCACGTCTACTTCTTCGACGCGGACGGTAAGATGATCAGCGAACAGATGTCGCCGACGCCGTTCGTCGATCTGGGCTGACGGAAGGGATCGCGCTTGAATGCTGAACGAAGCCGTCGTCCGACGGGATCATCTTCTTCGAATCGCGCGGAAAGACTTCGACACGTTCTTCCGCTTATTCTCGCCGCGTCCGTCCTACTTGTTCGGGCGTCACACGCTGGGGATGCTGGCGGAACTGAACACTGTCGTCGCCGATGTCCGGCGGGGCGTGTCGCGATATGTGATCCTGAACGTCCCCTTCCGACACGGGAAGTCGGACATCGCGTCGCGTCGGCTTCCCGCGTGGATCCTCATGGGACAGCGTCCGGACGATCCGCCGCTGGAAGTCATTCTGGCGACATACAACTTCGAACTGTCGGCGGGGCTGTCGTTCGACGCGCGGGAATGCGTCCGGGAACGCGGGCCGGAATTCGGGATCGGGATCGCACAGGACAGGGATCGGATCGGTTCATGGTACACGACACACGGGGACGCGCTTCACGCGGCGGGGCTGGGCGGGACGATCATCGGGCGCGGCGCCGACTTCCTGATCATCGACGACTTCCACAAGAACATTCAGGAAGCGGAATCGCAACTGATCCGGGATCGCGTTCGCGAATCGTTCAAGGTCGATCTGATGACGCGGCGGGCGCCAGTTCACGCCGTCATCATCGTCGCGCAAAGGTGGCACCCGGACGATCTGTGTGGCTGGATCGAATCCGTGAACGATCCGGAATCCGAACTGTTCGATCCGGACTTCCCGAAATTCGACGTGATCAAGTTCCCGGCGCAGAACGACGCGTGGAAGCGGAAGGGGAATCCGGACGGCTTCCTGTTCCCGGAACGCTTCCCGGCGTCATGGTATCGTTCGGCGCGGGCGCTGATGTCGTCGGGCGCATGGGCGGCGCTGGGGCTTCAGGATCCGCGTCCGCGAACGGGGAACTTCTTCCGGGCCGACAAGATCCAGATCGTCCCGCCGGATCGCTTCGACGAACTCGCGACGAACGCCGGGGCGGACTTCGTCCGGGGCTGGGATCCGGCGTCGACGGCGAAGGAACTGGACAGCGACGATCCGGACTTCAGCGTCGGCGCGCTTGCGGCGTATGCGGAAGGGAAGGTGTTTGTCCGCGATGTCGTTCGCGGACAGTGGGGCGCGTCGCGCCGGGACGACGTGATGACGGCGACGGCGATCAGCGACGGATCCGATTCGCGTCTTCGGATCGAAGCTGTCGCGGGCTACAAGGACACATTCGACAGAATGGCGACGAAGCTGTCGGGCTTCTGTGTCGTCGAGCGCGTGACGCCGGACAAGGACAAGGTCGCGCGGGGATCCGTCCTTCAGGCGCCTATCGAAGCGGGGAACATGATCCTGAAGCGGGCGGACTGGAACGAAGACTTCATCAAGGAATTCGCGACGTTTCCGAAGAAGGGACGCGGGATGAAGCTGGATCAGGTCGACGCGACGGTGATCGCCGTCTACACGGAGATCACAGAAGCGGCGGCGCGGTTCGGGATCTCGCGACTGTGATCTGAAGGGACGATGACATGGGCGTTCGATTGTGGGCGGGGAAGCTTCTGGGACGTGCCGGGCTTCGTGTCGCAGGGAAGGCGCTGGCGTCCGAACCGGAACACGGCTGGGGCGGATGGGAAGCGCTGACTGGGACAATCGCGATGAAGAAGTCCGGGGACATCTGGAAGACGTTCACGGAAGCGGATCTTCTCGCGCTTCAGAAGCGACACGCCGTCATCTTCGCATGTATCGACGCGATCAGTTCCCGGATCCCGGAAGCGGATCTTGTCGTCGGGAAGGAAGGGACGAACGGCTGGGAAGTCGACACGAAGCATCCGCTGAATCGCGTCCTGAAGGCGCCGAATCCGATGATGGATCAAGCGGATCTGGAAGTCTTCACGGCGGCGAATCTGCTATCGTCCGGGGAAGCGTATCTGTGGAAGCTTCGGAACGGGCTGGGCGAAGTCGCGGAGATCTGGCCGATCCCGGCGGCGTGGGCGACGCCGAAGTGGACGCGGAAGTCGGACAAGCCGATCAGTCATTTCGAAGTCAAGACGGCGAAGGGGAAAAAGACGTTCGACATCCCGCCGGAAGATGTCGTCTTCATCCGGAACGTGGATCCCGCGAACATCTACGCGTCACTATCGCCGATGAACGCGGCGCTTCGGGACGTTCAGACGGACGAAGGTCGACAAGACTATGTGATCGAAATGCTGACGAATCTGAAAGTGCCGGGGCTTGTGATCAAGTCGGGGAAGACGGCGCTGTCGCCGAAACAGCGGAAGGCGCTCCGGACGGAACTGGAAGATCTGATCGGGGCGACGAAGCGGGGATCGCCGCTTCTGATCGAAGGCGAAGGGGCTGGCGTCGAAGCCGTCGCGCCGCTGAAGGATCTGGACTGGCCGGGACTGGCGGACATGTCCGAAGCCCGGATCTGCGCCGTGTTCAAGGTTCCGCCGATCCTGATCGGGATGCGTGTCGGGCTGAACAGATCCACGTTCGCGAACTATCAGGAAGCCGTCCGTTCGTTCTATCGCGGGACGATGTCCCCGTTCTGGAAGCGGCTGGCGGCGGCGATGACGCGCGGGCTGATCATCACGGAAGAAGGCGAAGCCGACAAGGATCTGGAACTGCGGTTCGACACGTCGAACGTCGAACAGCTTCAGGAAGAAGCGACAGTCCGGGCGGATCGCGCCGTGAAGCTGTTCCATGCGGGCGTCATCACACTGGGCGAAGCGGCTGAAATGGCTGGCGTCGACAAGCCGGAAGAAGACGACACGGCGGGGATGCGCGTCCTTCCGATGTCGCTGATCCGGATCGACGAAGAAGTCGTCGACACGACGAACACGCTTCCGCCGGAAGAACCGGACGCCGACGAAGACGAAGACACGGGCGGCGGCGAGGGCGACACGGACGCCGATCAGGACAAGGGCGGCGGCGGGGACGACGAAGGCGACGACGAAGGCGAAGGCGAATGACGAAGACGGAAGTCAAGATCTTCGGCGCGATGCGAAGCGGGAACAATCTGATGAAGTTCCTTCTTCAGACGAACTTCCGCGCGGAGATCATCACGTCGTCCGCTGGCGGCTGGACGCATGGGCTGTATCGCGTCCCGGAGATCTACGGGAAGGAAGTGAACGTCGTCGTGATGTCGAAGCATCCGCTGGCATGGCTTCCGTCGATGTTCCGCTTCCAGCGACAGACGATGACGTTCCATCAGTTCGCGACGCGATCCGGCGCCGTCGGACGCTGGAACACGCTCTATCGGGACTGGACGGAAGTCCGGCTGGAAGAATGCGGGATGTCGTTCGTCCGATATGAAGATCTGATCGTGGATCCGGAAGCCGTGATGAAACGCGTCGCGTCGGAGATCGGCGCCGAACGGAATTCGAAGCCGTTCCACATGCCGAAGGGGAAGATGACGACGACGGGGAAGGTGTCGGACGAACGGTTCGATCCGACATACTACACGGAACGGCGCTGGATGGATCACTATTCGCGCGACACGCTGTCCGCTGTCATCGGACGGTTCGACTGGGAAGTCGCGACACGTCTGGGATACGAACAGGAAGGGGCGGACAGATGAAGAAGGCGATCATCATCGGGACAGGGCGATCCGGGACGAACTGGATCGGAAGGATTCTGGCGGCGCATCCCGAATGCGTTCACTTCGGGGAAGCGTCGAACGTGTTCGGGACAGCGATGGCGATAGGCGTTCACGGGCTTCGGGATCTTGTCCCGAAGATGATCCGCCAGATGAACGCCGTCGCGTCGGGCTTCCCGAAGAAGCATTCCGTGTTCAAGGCGCATCCGGCGATCTGGGCGGCGGAAGATCTCGCGAAGCTGGACGACGACATCGTCTTCGTCGGGATCCAGCGGGACGCCGTCGCGACAGTCGCGTCGATGCTGGCGCATGCGGGCGTTTCGGGCTGGGACGCCGATCAGCTTCCCGTTCCGTGTCCCTTCATCGGGAAGACGGAGAAGAACGCCGACGGCTTCGGCAAGCTGGCGGCGCATGTGCGACACGCGATCCGCGTCCGTTCGCACACGCGGGAACTTCGGCGTCTGAAGAAGGCGCTGGGGAAGGATCGGATCCGCGTCGTGAACTTCGACACGCTTGTCAAGTCGCCGACGCGGGCGCTGAAGCCCGTCGAAGATCTTCTGGGGCTGACGGTGTCGTTCAAGGAAGTCGACTTCGAACAGCCGGACGCGGCGACGCTGACGAAGTGGAAGCGGCTGTCGCCGTCCGTCGTCGGCGACATCACGAAGGTCATGAAGGGACGCTGTCACGAATGACAAGCCGGATCGAAAAACTGATCCGCTGGGAAGCCGATCACGGACACGCGGGAACGTCCCAGCCGGAACGCGTCTTCCTGTATGGGCTGGCGCGGATGTATGGGGCGACGCGGATCCTTGAACTGGGCGTGAACACGGGCGCGTCGCTGTCGTGGCTGGCGGCGGCGGCGCATGATCAGGCCGAAGCGATGACGCAGGCGGGGATCCCGGCGGAAGTCCGCGTCGTCGGCGTCGACAACTGGACGGGCGACACGGGCGGCGGCGGCGGGGGATCCCCGGACAAGGCGCTGAAGCGGCTGGCGGATCTGGGGCTGTCTGTCGACATCGAATCGAAGTCGACGGACGACTATCTGGACGAAGCCGTCCCCGGATCCTTCGATCTGATCCACGTCGACGCGTGTCATCGATACGATGTCGCCGTCGCGGACATCCGTGTTTCCATCGGGCTCGAACCGAAGGTCGTCGTCGTCCATGACGTGAATCTGGGGATCGACGACGTTCGCCGGGCGTGTCGGGACGTGGAATTCGAAGTCGCACATACGGGGATTCTGGCGACGTGGCTGGACGGCGCGATCTCCGGGCGGCGACACGGCGAAGGGGCGCATGGGATGTGCATCTTCACACGACAGGGCGACTGTCGGGACAGGAAGACGGGACAGGAAGCGAAATGACGCCGACAGCGACAGCCGGGAAGCGACGGGTGCGGAACAGACTGTCCGCGCCAGTTCTTCAGCGGGCGATCCGCGCCGACAAGTGGATCGGGCGTGTCCGCCGGGCTGTCCTGAAACAGATCAAGGCGCAAGTCCGGGAAGCGGCGGATCGGATGGAACTGATCGATCCCGCCGAACCCGTGACGGAAGAACTGATCGACGGCTGGACGAAGGAACTGAAGGACGCATATCGTCCGCTGGCGTATAACATGATCTTCGAAGGGCGGAATCTCGCGGACGAAGAATTCGGATCCGCGAAGTCCGTCCGGGGGAAGGGCGTTCAGATCGCGCAGATCGGCGGCGTCGCCGAAGGATCCGTCGACGACTGGGAAGAATTCCTTCAGACACACGACTTCACGGGCGTCGAAGATCGGATCACGGAGATCAGCGAACGCGCGTCCCGGACGACAGCCGGGGAGATCCAGCGGATCTTTGACAAGGCGTCAGTCACGCGGGCGGCTGTCGGGACGACGGCGAAGGACATCGCGGCGCTGATGCGCCGTCGCGGGATCGATAACGCGGGCTGGCGATCCGTGATGTGGGCGCGGACGGAATCGATCTGGTCTTATAACGAAGGCGCACATCTGCGCTATATCGAAGAAGGCGTCGCCGTCGAAGAATGGGTTACGGCGCCGGACGACGCGCTGTGTGACTTCTGTGAAGCGATGGACGGGAAACAGGTTCGCGTTCAAGACGCGTTCATGGAACAAGGGACGATGACAGTGTCGAACGAAGCGGGCGACACGAAGGATCTTCCGATCAGCTTCGATGTCGGACATCCGCCGCTTCATCCGAACTGTCGCTGTGCTGTCGTCGCCGTCTTCTGAAGGAAAGGGATCTGACAATGGCGAAGCGAACAATCACGAAGGATGTTCGACGTGTCTTCCACGTCGAAGACGCGCGGATCAGCGGAAAGGCGGAAGGCGGCGGATCCGACGCGGGCTTCGTCGAAGGATACGCGGCGACATGGGACAACGTCGATCTGGGGGACGAAGTGATGCGTCGCGGGGCGTTCGCGAAGTCGATCCGCGAACGCGTCCCGGCGGGACACGTCGCCTTGATGGTGAAACACTTCGCACACGGCGGCGACGTTCTGGACTGCGTCGGACAAGTCACGTCCGCGAAGGAAGACGATGTCGGGCTGTTCTTCCACGCGGACTTCATCCCCGATGACGAACTCGCGGCGAACGTCCGGAACAAGGTCGTCCGGAAGATCGTGAAGGCGTGTTCCGTCGGATACGGGCCGATCACATGGGGCTTCACGGAGATCGACGGGCGTGAAGTCATCGAACACACGGAATCGAAGCTGTATGAAGTCACGCTGACGCTTGTCCCGATGAACGAACAAGCGCTTCTGACGGCGGCGAAGTCGCTGGGCGTTCCAGCCGAAGATCTGGACGCCGTCGCCGCTGTGATGTCCATCGGCGCGGGGACGCTGGAAGACAGTCGTTCCCAGATCGATGTCGTCGGACGCGACAAGGTCGAAACCGCCGCGTCCGTGTTCCGGGCTGTCGCGAAGAAGCTGGACGATCTGATGTCGATCCCGCCGGGCGCGGATTCCGTCGCCGGGCATATCGACAGCGGCGCGATGCGCCGTCAGATCGAAGGCATGCGACAGCGTCTTGTCATGCTGGATCTGTGATCCGGCGAACTGTTCACGAAAGGGGATCTGACGATGGATCCGAAAAAGCTGGCGGAAAAGATGAAGGCGCTGATCGCCGAATGCGACGATCTCGCCGGGAAGGTCGCCAAGCTGGAAGCGGACGGCGCGGAAGACGCCGACATCACGTCTGCGCGGGAAGCGTATGACGCGAAGGTCGGCGAATTCAAGGCGCTGGAAGTCGAAGCGAAGCGGCTGAAGGAACGGGCGGCGATGATCGCCGTTCAGAACGATGTCGCCGGGATCGCGGACGCGAAGACAGTGGATCTTCCCGATGACGATCCGCCGAAGCCGGACGCGAAGCCCGTCGATCACATGGAGCGCCAGCGGGCGCATGCGAAGGCGCTGTTCAAGTATCTTCGCGCGTCGACGGCGAATCCCGATCCGAAGATGATTCTGTCGGACGCGGAACGGGATCTTCTGACGCCGTCCTGTAAGGCGCTCCGGGAAGGCGAAGCCGACGGTTCGGTTCTTCTTCCGCGTCACGTCGTTCACGCGATGCTCGGGAAACGGTTCGATTCCATCTTCGGGATCGCGCCGTCGCCACACATCGCGGGGAAGGCGGCGGATCCGCTCGTCGTTCTGTCGACGGATTCGGCGGCGGGGTCGGGATCCGGATCCGGCGCGGCGCAACTTGTCCCGCCGGACTATCGCGCCGTTCTGCAATACCTTCCTTTCGACGTGCCGAACGTGTTTGATCGCGTCACGATCATCCCGTCGCGTGGCGGGACGATCACATGGCCGGGACTTGTCCAGTCGGATTCGGACGAACTCGCGGGCGTGTCCGTGACGTGGATCGACGAAGGCGCGCCGAAACCCGCGACGCGTCCCCAGTTCACACAGCGTCAGATCACGACACACGAAGTCGCGGCCTACACGGAAATCGGTGATCGGATGCTGAAGCGTTCCGCTATCGATCTGGAAGCGCTGATCACGCTGTTGTTCGGCGAAGCGATCAAGCGCGCCATCGATATCGTCGTCATCAGCGGGACGGGGACGGGACAGCCGACGGGGATCCTTGTCGAAACTGGCGTCCGGACTGTCGCAAGACAGGCGGCGGGCGCTGTGGGCGCGACGGACTTGACGAATCTGAAATATGCGATCAAGCCCCAGTCGCGCGCGGCGGGATCCTACACGCTGGCCGATTCAGTCATGCAACATCTGGAACTTCAGGTCGACACGCTGGGTCGTCCGCTGTTCCGGGCGTCGATGGCGAATGGGCCTTATGATCGGCTGAACGGGAAGCCCCATCAAGTCGGGACGAACTGTCCGACGCTGGGGAACGCCGGGGACGTGATCTTCGGGAATCTGCGTTCCTACTTCCTTGCGATGGAAGAAGAAATCACCATCGCGAAGTCGGAACACTACAAGTTCCAAGACAACGTCACGGCGTTCAAGTGTTTCGCCGTCGCCGGCGGGCGTCCGATGCTTCCGCGCGCGCTCGTCTATCTGGACGATGTCGCGTCGTCCTGATCGACGTTTCCGAAGGGGCGGGGCGAACGTCCCGTCCCTTCGTTATCTGGCGTGAACCGTGTTCGGCTGGGGACAGACTGATGATCGAATCTTGGCACAGGGCGAAGGTCGCGTTCAAGTTCAAGGATCCACACGGACGCGAAGTCGTGATCCAGAAGGGACAGCTTGTCGACATTTCGAATCGACACGTCGCGGCGAAGCTTCTGGCGGACGGGAAGGTCGTCCCGGCGCACACGTCATCGGCGCGGGATCTGAACGCGGCGGACATCAAGCCCGTGCTGGATCTGGCGCCGGGCCGGAATCGCGTCGTCGTCACGATGCCGATGTCGAAATGGTATTCGGGCGGGCGGATCCACATCTTCCAGACGGCGCACACGCTGGCGCGGCTGGGGAACGACGTGATCTTCTGCGCGAACCGGAAGCCGAAATGGTGGGATGATTATCCGCTTTGTGACAATCTGCGCTTCACGGCGGACGACTGGGAATCCATCGCGGACATCGATCTGATCATCGCGGACGGGAAGAATCCCGTCGCGCGGAAGGGGCTGAAGGTGTCCCGCCAGCGCGGGATCCCGCTTGTCGTCTGGAACTTCGAAACGCCGAACTGGTTCGAAAAGTTCTGTCCGGATCTTGTGTCGAACATCCGCTATCACGACACGTTCAAGGATGTCTTCCGGGCGGCGGATCTCGCCGTCGCGAATAGCGCCGAATCGGCGCGTCATCTTCGCGAGTGGATCGGACAGGACGAACCCCAGATCGTCGTCATCCGTCCGGGCGTGAACACGTTCCAGATCGATGTCGGCGCCGATCTTCCGATCCAGCTATCGGGTCGGAAGTTCGCCGTCATCAGCGGGCGGGCGGACACATATAAGAACAATCCGCTGGCGATCCGCGCCGTGTGGAAGCTTCCGTTCCAGTGTGATCTTGTCGCCGTCGGACGGACGACGCTGGACGCGGCGGAAACGTCGCTTCATCGCTTCCACAAGCTCCCGGAACTGCCGGATCGCGTGAAGTTCGCGCTGATGGAACGGGCGGCGCTTGTTCTGGCGCCGTCGCGGTTCGAAGGGTTCGGCATGGTACCGGGCGAAGCGGCGGCTGTCGGGACGCCGTCGCTTGTCTTCGATCTTCCCGTCCTTCGGGAAGAATATGGGGATGTCCTTCACTACGTTCCACACGGGGATCACGAAGCGTTCAAGGCGAAGGCGGCGACGCTTCTGAAGGATCCCGTCCGCGTGTCGGCGGAAGACAGACAGCGCGTCGTCGCGAAGATCGGGATGGACGCGATGAAGCGAACCGTCGACGCGACGCCGCTTCATCATTCGAAGTCCGTTCACATATCCGCCGTGATGAACGCGTTCGCGTGTGCGAAGACTGTCGGCTTCGCGCTGGAAGGCGTATATGATCACGTCGACGAAATCCTGATCGCATACGGGCGGGAACAGATCTGGAACTGGCCGGAAGACGACACGCTGGAAGTCATCACGTCCTTCCCGGATCCGGAACAGAAGATCCGCGTCATCTTCCCGCCGGACGGCGGGATCGTCTGGAAGGGGAACACGGAAGAACAGTGTCGCCAGAAGATGCGCCGCGCCGCGTGTCGTCACGTCCGGGGGAACTTCGTCCTGATTCTGGACGGTGATGAAATCTGGACGGGGCTGGAACACTTCGTCCGGGCGCTTGAACGTCGCGAGATCTCCGGCGGCTGTCCGCTGGGCGTGACGTTCTGGCATGATCGCGATCATCACATCGTCTGTCCGGATCTCCGACGCTGGGGGAAGGCGTCCGATCTGACGACGTTCGGCGCGATTTGGCCTCACACGCGGATCTTCACATGGCGGGCGTCCTACGGTTGGAAGCTTCACGTCGTCCCGATGAAGTCGAACGAAGAATGTGTCTGGAATCCCGAACAGAACATTCCGACGGTGATGGCGCTTCGGGACAAGTGCGTCCTGTATCATCTGGGACACGCGCTTCCCCGCGACTTCATGGAACAGAAGAAGTCGTTCTATGCGGAGATCGAAGGACAGGCGAAGGAAAAGACAGCGTGGATGAACTGGGACGGGAAGATCGGGAACACGCCGGAAGGGATTGTGAAGCGCGTCGACTGGGCGCTTCCGGACATCGTCACGCGGGCGTTCGATCACATCGAAAGGAAGGCGCCGGAAGCGGATCCTGTCGAAGCCGAAACGGGGATCCCGGCTGATGTCGTCGCCGAAGCGAAAGGGATCGTCTGATGCGCGTGTTCTACTTCACGGATAACGACGAACCGAACGTCGGGGATCGGCTGACGCCATATCTGATCCGGCGGCTGGCGGGCGTCGATCCGAAGCTGGCGACTGTCGGGAAGCCGGACGATCCGCTGATCGTCGCGGCGGGGTCTGTTCTGGGGACGAAGGACATCGACTTCACGAACGGGATCGTCTGGGGATCCGGCTTCCTGTCGGCGAGACAGCGGATGAACAATGCGCCGAAGGACATCCGGGCGCTTCGCGGGCCGTTATCCGGCGCCGTCGTCGAAGCGCAGGGGATCGATCATCCCGGCGTCTTCGGGGATCCGGCGATCATCCTTCCGTTCATCTTCGCGCCGAAGAAGGTCGAACGCGACGACAGGATCGGGATCTGTCCGCACTATATCGACAAGGGACACGCGTGGATCAAGCGGGCGAAGAAGGACGGGCGCTTCCGGATCCTGAACGTGTCCGAACGCGTCGAAGACTTCGTCCGATCCGTCGTGTCTTGCGCCGCTGTCGTGTCGTCGTCGCTTCACGCGATCATCATCGCGGACGCGTATGGGATCCCGGCTGTCTGGGCGGAATTCAGCGACAAGGTCGCGGGCGGGGGGTTCAAGTTCAGGGACTATTTCGCGGGCGTCGGGCGTCCGGACGTGTCGCCGTTCCAGATCCGCGACGATGGTGTTCCAGCCGACGCCGTCATCGCGTCTGTCGGTGACGCGTTCCGGATTCCCGGCGACATCCAGTCGACGCTTCTGGCGTCGTGTCCGTTTATGGGAAAGGGTGACTGATGTTCGTGATGGTGAAGTGGAAGATGAAGACTGTCGCCGTGATCGGCGGACAGGCGCGTCCCCGCGAAGCGGGCGACGAAGATCTACTGGACAAGATCGAAGCGAAGCGGCTGGCGATCTCCGGGATCTGCGAAATCATCGGGACGCCGGAAGCCGTGATGAACTCGCGGAAGATCGAAGGGGACAAGGTCGAAGTCGAAGTCATCGACGATCCCGAACCGGACGCCGACGGGCGGACGGACGGGACAAGCGTCCCGCCGGATACGGCGCCCGGCGAAGTCGCCGAGGCCGAAGACGAAGTCGAAGGGGGATCCTGAAATGGCCGACGTTCTGACACTGGCGCTGATCAAGGAATACTGTCGGATCAGTCACACGGCTTCCGACAACGTCCTTCCCATCATCCGCGACGGGCTGATGGAATTCATCGAAGAACAGTTCGGGATCGTGTTCGACGACGCGCAGGCGCTTCGATCCGAACACGTCGACGGGAACGTCTTCGTCCTTCGGCTGTCGTCCGCGCCGATCACGCAGATCGTCACGATCACGGACACGGAAACGGATCTGACTGTTCTGGCGACGGCGTATGAAATCGACGGGGCGAACGGGATCCGCCGGGATGATTGCGAACGATGGAGCGCCGGACGGCGGCGCTGGAAGGTCGACTTCCGCGCCGGATACACGGCGGCGACGATCCCGAACGCGATCAAGCTGGCGCTTCTGGGGCTGATCAGCCGGGCCTATAACAATCCGGACGGGCGGGCGTCCGAATCCGGCGCCGGACATTCCGTGAACTGGGCGGATCTGATGGACAGCGACACGGCGAAGGTTCTGTCGTCCCAGCGTGTCGGGGGACTGATCGGATGATGAACGAACCGATGACGCGCTATCGTCCGACGCGAACCCCAGTCGGGAATCCGCCGCACAGCTACACGGAAACGCTGGGGACGGGCGTCACGGTCTGGGGGATCCGCCGGGAACACGACGAAGAAATCCGGATCGTCGTCGACGCTGGGGAAGACATCCAGATCGGCGACATCCTTGAAATCGAAGAAGACGCGTGATGTTACAGAATGATACAATGGGAAGCGACGCATCAGGACGCGTTCTAAGCTGTCCGGAACTGTGTCCTGATCAGTTCGCCGGGCGGATCGCCGGAAGTCGGCGACGCGGCGGCTGGGGCGTCACACGACGCCGGAAACGGGCTGACGGACAGCGGAAAGGGGGATCGACGATGAAAAAGCTGGCGATCCTTCTGATGATCACGCTGGCGACGTTCGCTGTGGGTTGTGTCGGGCCGGGCGCGATCCGCGATCTGGGCGACGCCGTCGAATCGGCGAAGGTGGCTGTCGACGCGAAGGCGACGGCGCTGTCGGCGGAAGTCGACGCGGCGAAGCTGGCGCTGAAGTCGTCCATCGCGAACGTCGAAGCGGCGCTGGACAGGGCGAACGAACTGAAGACGGCGGAAGCGGCGAAACTGCGCGAAGATCTGGAAGCGAAGCTGGCGGATCTGGACGCGAAGACGGACGCTTCCATCAAGGCCGACAAGGACACGTCCGCGAAGGTCGACAAGGCGCTGACTTCGCTGAAGGAAGAAGGCGAACGGATCGCGACGGGGATCGGGATGATGAAGGAAGCGATCACGAACCCCGCCGGGAATGACTTCTTCGGGCTTCCCATCGACGCGAACAAGCTGGCGGCTGGCGCGATGATCGCGCTGTTCGGGAACAACTACCTGTCCGAACGACGGAAGAAGAAGCGTGACGAAGCGAACGGCGTATCCATGGCGGAACTGATCGCCGCGCTGAAACGGGCCGAAGAACATCCGTCGGGCTGATATAGCGCTTTTGGGTGAAAGACTAAAAGCGGCTGAACAGGAAAGGAGAAGCGTATGGCGACGATCATTCAAGTCGCGCAGGTCTTCGGCGTCCCGCTGGCGCTTGTGATCTTCTTCGTGCTTCAGGACACGAAGCGGGAACGCCGGATGTCCGAACGGCTGGACAAGTCTGAAGACTATATCCGCGACACGCTGTCAAAGGTCGTCGCAGATAACACGGACGCGCTTCGCGCAGACGCGCAGGCAAGCCGGGATCTGGCGCGGGAACTGCGCGTCCGTCCATGCATGCGCGAAGCGTCGGCGAAGGGAACGTGACATGGCGAAGATCAAGTCGCACTATCGGGTCAAGCGTGTCCGGAAAGTTCCGGGGACGCGCGAAAAGGAACTGACTGTCGAAAAGGTCGAAGTTCCCATCGGGAAGAAGTGATGATCACGCTGAAGGGCGGGAAGATGTGGCTGGACGAACGCGGCGTCCGGGACGCCGTCCGTCAAGCGTCCGTCGATCCGCTGTTCAAGTGTGGGGAATCCGTCCGGGCGACGGCGATCCGTTCGATGAAGGGCGGGCGGAAGGCGCCGTCGGAAGGCGAAGATCCCGAACGCGTCCCGTCCGCGCCGGGATCCCCGCCGAACAGACAGGACGCGATTCTGGCGAACTCGATCCAAGTCGAAAAGGACAAGGGCGGGCGGATCGTCCGGATCGGGCCGACGGTGATCTATGGGCGGATCCACGAATTCGGCGGCGTGATCCCGGTGACGCCGAAGATGCGCGGCTTTCTCGCGTGGAAGTATGGCTGGCATGTGAAGACGGACAAGATCGTCATGCCGAAGCGTCCGTTCATGCGTCCGGCGCTGATCTCGGCTTCGCGATCCTTCCCGCCGAAGTTCCGTCATCTGAAGCTGGCGTCGACGCGGGCGGGGCGTCGGCTGAACTCGCGAAAGGGATGACACGATGATCCCCGAAGTGATCCATCAGCGTCTATCGAACGACGCGTCGATCACGGCGCTTCTGGCGACGTATGACTTCGGGAATCCGTCCCCGGATCCGGCGATCTTCACGATGGAACACGGGATCCCGGACGACGCGGAATTCCCGGCGATCCATATCGTCGAAGTGTCGCCGGGGACTGAATTCGGATCGAAGGGGAATCGCGGACTTGAGATCTTCGCGGATGTCACGGTCTACGGGGACAAGGACACGGACAGCGACATGGAAGCGCTGGGGATCCTGATCTGGAAGCGGCTGGACAGGGCGCGGCTGGATCATCTTCTGGCGCCATACGGCTTCGAACACTGGATCTTCACGGCGGACGCGCCGCTGAAGACAAGTTCGCCGGGGGGATTCCCCGGTTATACGATCCGGACGCGGATCAAGGTTCTGGAGATCTGACTATGCCGGGCGAAGCAGGGTTCGACTGTGAACTGACTGTCGGCGGGATCGTCGCGGGGCGGGCGCAAGACGTGGATGTCGAAATGTCCGCTGGCGAAGGCGATGTCACGACACGCGGTTCGGGCGGCTGGAAGGAAATCATTCATCTGATCAAGGAATGGTCTTCCAGCGTGACGAATTTGTGGGTTCCGACGAATGCGGCGATGATGGCGCTTCAGAACGCGTTCTTCAGCGGCGCGGACATCGCTGTCGTGTTCACGGATTCCGCCGGATACGGCTTCAGCGGGAACGCGAAAGTCATGTCGTTCAAGCGGGGCGAACCACTGAACGATGTCGTCACGGCTGAAATCAGTCTTGTCGGGACGGGCGCGCTGGCGCGTGTCGTGCCGACATCCTGATCTTCCGATCTCGCGGCGGATCCGGACGGCGTTCAAGTGATCGCCGTCCGTCCGCATGGCTGGCGCAGTGAAAGGGAAGCCGATGATCTGGCGTGATTCGAAGGGACGTGACTGGACGCCGCGCATCGACGGACGTGTCCTTCGTGACTTCGACAGGGCGACGGGCGGCGGATTCTTCGGACTGATGTTCGATCTTCTGTCCGATCTGGATCCCGAAGAAGTCGTCAAGGAAGACGGCGAAGGCGCGACGCTGGCGCTTCCGACAGTGATCAGACTGTCGAAGGCGATCTTCGGCAAGATCGAGCATCTTCAGATCTTGCTATATGAAGCGTGTCGCGGAGATCGTCGACTGACGCCGGGGCTGTATGGAATGATTCCGGCGAAGGTGTCCTTCGACGACTTCTGTGAAGGGTTCGACGGCGACGCGCTGGCGGACGCGATGAAGACGGCGATCATCCTTCTTCTGGACTTCTTCCCGGAAGCGTCCGGCGAAGGGTTCGACGCGGCGAAGGACAAGCCGTCGGATTTTCTGCGTGGACGTGGAAGTCGTTCCACGAAATAGGCGCGCTGGCGAAGGTATCGGATCCCTTCGCGTTCACGCTTCGGGAACTGATGTTCCGCGTCCGGGCGATCCAGATCGAAGACTGGGATCAAGTCGCATGGCTGATCTGTCACATTCCGACGTGGAAGCGGACGCGGCGAAGCGTCGCGTCGATGAATCCACATCGGAAGTCCGCGTCATCCAGATCCGTCAGTATGGCGGACGCGATGCGCTGGGCTGAAGAAGTGAAGGATCTTCTTCCGGACACGCTGACGCGGGAACAGATCGACGAACGCTGGGAAGAAGTGAAAGGGATTCTGAAGAATGCCGGGAAGTGAAGTCAAGGCGGGCGCCGCTTACGTCGAGATCGGCGGGAAGGACGCGAAGCTGGCGAAGGCGCTGGCGGGCGCGAAGCGGAAAGTCGCCAACTTCGGGAAGGGGATCGAAACCGCCGGGAAGTCGCTGATGAAGGCGGGCGCTGTCATGGCGGCGCCAGTCATCGGATCGCTGGCGGCGTTCACGCGATACGGGGACGATGTCGCGAAGACGGCGCGGCGGCTGGGGCTGACGACTGAAGCCGTGTCCGAACTGGGATACGCGGCGACGATCACAGGGGCGGACGCGAAGACGTTCGAAAAAGCGTTCAAGGGGATGTCCCGCGTCGTCTTCGATGCGAAGCGGGAACTTCAGGACGCAGAAGACACGCTGGAAGCGGCGGGCGTGAAGCTGGAAGAACTGGACAAGCTGACGCCGGAACAGCAGTTCCTTCTTCTGGCGGATCGGATCGGGAAGATGGAAAACGCGACGCTGAAGGCGGCTGTCGCACAGCGCGTTTTCGGGCGGGCCGGGATGCAACTGATCCCGCTGATGAATCAGGGCGCGGCGGGGATCGACAAGCTTCGGGCGCGGGCGCGCGAACTGGGGATCAGCGTGTCCGGGAAGGACGCCGTCGCCGCTGAAGAACTTCGGGACGCGTGGACGGATGTCAAGCTGTCGATGCTGGGCGCGTCGATGCAGATCGCGAAGGCGCTTCTTCCCGCGACGAAGGATCTTCTCGCGACGGTGATCCAGAAGATCGTCGCGTTCGCGAAGTGGATCGCGGCGAACAAGGAAGCCGTCATCCTGTATGTGAAGATCACGGCGCTAGTCTTCGGGATCGGCGTCGCGCTTCTGGCGCTGGGGAAGATCATCGCGTTCGTGATGATGCTTCTGACGCCAGCCGGGGCGCTGGGGCTAGCCGTCGCCGGGCTGTTCATCCTTCTGGACGCGCTGGGCGTGATCGATGTCGGCTTCAGCGACTTCGTCGGGAACGTCCGGATCGGCGGCGTGAAGATCAAGACGTGGCTGACAGCCGTCGGGCTGGGGATCCTTCGCGTCTGGGAAGGCGTCGTGAATTGGCTGGCGAACGCATGGGACGCGCTGACGGTTCAGTTCCGCGATGTCGGATCCGTCCTGTTCCGGATCTGGGTTCGGATGTCGCGCGGGATGAATCAAGCGATCTGGTGGCTTGTCGAAAAGGTCGTGTCCGCGATGAACTGGATGATCCGCCAACTGAACAGCATCCTTCCTGATAAATGGTCTGTCCCGGAGATCGGGACGGATTCGATCCGTCGGCTGAAGGCGGACGCGAAGGCATACTATGACGGGCTGGAAGAACAATCGCTGAAGGCGTCCGATGATCGCTGGCGGGAACTGGGCGAACGGAAAGTCGCGCGGGACATGGCGACACAGAAGAAGATCGAAGATCTTCGCGCGGCGTCCGAAGCCGTCTTCGCCGAAGACATCGCGGAAGCCGAAGCGAAGAAGCGGAAGGACATCGTCGGGAAAGCCGTCGGCGGATTCGGCGGCGCCGGGACGGATCTGGGGCTGGACTTCGGGAAGGGCGGCGACGCCGGGAAGGTGTTCGGGACGTTCAGCGGGAAGCTGGCGGCGCGGATGATCCCGCAGACGCGGACACAGGAAAAGCAACTGGACGCGCTGAAGAAGATCGTCGTCGCCGCTGACAAGATCGTCGAAAACACGGATGTCACGCCAGCGGCGCAGTTCGGATGACAGGAAGGGGCTGACACATGGCGAAGGTTCTGGATCCCAACATCGTCACGGAGAAGGACGGATCCCCAGTCTATGAAGAAACGTCCGACGGATACACGATCACGCGGACGTTCGACGTTCGGATCTTCGATCCCATCGACGCGAAGTCTTATCTTCCGGACTATGGCGAACTCTATGAAACCGCGTCCGGAACGGTGATGCTGGCGCAAGTCACGGACATCAAGACTGAACCCGCGAAGACGGGCGGGCGGACGGCGGATCCGCTGACGCTGGGGACGGTGACATACACGTTCGACAAGGGCGGCGGCGAAGGCGGGAACAGACAGCGGGATTCATGGTCGACGACGCTGATGTCCCAGACGGGACACATCACACACGTCAAGGATCCGTCGAAGCAGAAGATCTATCCGCCAGCGGGCGGCGGGGAAGATCCGTCGACGGCGATAGGCGTGAACGGGGACAAGATCGAAGGCGTCGACATCTTCGTCGGCGCGGCTGAAATCGAAGTGACGAAGTTCTGGACACACGAAGACATCACGCCGGAACTGATGCGGACGTGGCATAACGCGGAAGCGACGACGAACGACGCGCCGTTCACTGTCGGGAAGATCGAAGCGCAGATCGGCGAACTTCTGTTCATGGGCGTCACGGTGTCCCGGACGGGCGGCGAACGCGCGAAGACTGTCGCAAAGTATGTCTTCGAACCGAACCGAACCGGGCCGGACGCGCTGGAATTCGAACTGATCGACGGGACGAAGGTGAACGTCGAAAAGGGCGGGCACGAATATCTCTGGACAGGGCCGGGCCGGGCGCTGGCGGGCGCTCCGGGATCCGCGTCATCGAAGACGAAGGCGGGGATCGCGTCGATCCACGTCGCGACGGTCTATGAAGCGTCGAACTTCGACGCGCTTCAGATGGACATCGAAGAAGACTGACATGTTCGTTCCGAAGGAACAGACAGCGGGCGACACGATCCGGGCGGAAGATTTCAATCAGCATTCCGCCGGGCTTCGGGCGCTGATGAACGCGCGGGGAACTCGCGGGCTGGACATCGATGTCATCGGCGGCGGGCTGGAAGTCCGGAACAGGGATCACGTCTTCCAGTATCCGGCGCAGGGGACGACGATCCCAGCCGTGAACACGGGCGTCCCCGTGAATCAGTTCGAACCCGTTCAGATCGAAGGGATCGGGCCAGCCGACGCGACGGCGTTCGCCGGGGATCCGATGATCGAAGTCACGCTGGCGGACGGGACGGCGGGGAAGTCACTGGCGATCATCGCGTCGTCGGAGATCGGGACGAACGACATCGGCGTCGTCTATCGGGACGGGATCGTCCCGTGTCCCGTCGTCCGGGCGGCGGGCGTCACGGGCGACAGGGCGGCGCTGACATCCGGGGCGCAATATCTGACGGCGGGCGCCGACGGACAGGCGCGGATCCTGTGGGAAGAATCCGTCGTGGATCCGACTGTCGCTCACTGGGCGGTCATTCAGTTCGACGCGAATGCGCCGCAGGCGGATCGCGGACAATGGTATTTCTTCACGGGATGTTTGTGGGTTCGGATTGGATCCGGATGGCCCGCGACGAATCACTGGTTCTGGATGTCGCCGCGCGGATCGACGCTGAACATGCCGGATCCGCTTGCGGCGCATGGTGACGGATTCCTTGCGGAAGAAGCGGCGGGATTCATCACAGACATTCGGGCGTCCATTCATTCGGGGACGCCCGCGGGCGGGACGATCACGGGCGGGACGATGGATGTCATTCCATGCACTTGCCCGCAAGTCGACACGCGGAACGGCGGGCAGAACACATGGACGGCGGGCGGATTCTCTACTCAACTCTCGGCGGCGACACACACGAACAAAGCGTCCGGCGAAGTCGTCGTCGCCGCAGGATCGGGCGTCGGGTGTTATGCACACATCACGAACTTTAGCTATTCAATTGATTACCCGATCTGTATCGAGGGATGGATCCGGATCGTTCCGGACGACTGATGAAAGGAAGGTGACAGATGAAGCCGTATCCGTGGACAGCATACTTCACAGACATTGGGAAGCTGATCAAGTCGGCGAATCTGGGCGCGACGATGTCGACGGGACTGGAAGCCGAAAAGACAGTCATCAGTGATTTGTTCGACGATGACGCCGATGACGTGACGTTCGCGTCGTCCGTGATCCGCGCCGTCGACGCCGCGATCAGTTCCGGCGCGTCCGCCGCGCGAACACTGGCCGGACAAGTGTCGAACTATCTCGGCGGCGTCGGGCGGGGAAAGCTTGAATCGTCCTTCACGACGCGCGACGATCTGATCGACGATCTTGTCGCGAAGATGAACGACGCCGCTGTCCCGCAATCCGTCAAGGGGATCAACGTGTCCGTCCTTCCGGCGTATGTCGAAGCGGGCGACGGCGGGAATCAGCTTTCCGGATACGATCTGATCCGGGGGATCAAGTCCGACAACGTCGACGCGTCCGGGATCCTGTATGTGGAAATCGTCGACGACGGCGGCGGCTTCCGCCATGTCGATCTCTATAACGACGCGGCGAAGGGCGCCGGGGATCTTGTCGGACACACGGGGACGTATAACGCGCCGGGGACGGAAGCGATCACGGAAGACAATTCGTCCGGCGTCTACGGTTTGATCACAGTCGACGCCGTCGGCGCCGTCGATTCGATCACGGTGACGTTCAGCTTCGAAGGGATCCGGACGGGGAACGGGACGCTGTCCGCATGGGAAGCGACGCAGATGGCGCTTGATGAAGACGACATCAAGATCGAATGTTCGTCCATCGCGGGCGGCGCCGGAAACGAGATCTGGACAGTCACGTCGGCGGAACGTGGCGCCGCGTCCGTGACGTGTCAGACGGGCGTCGCATGGCCGGGCGCGTCGAACGACGACGAACTGGGAATCGAATTCACGATCACGGCGGGCGGCGTCGACTTCGCCGTCGGCGACATCATCCAGTTCCAGACGCGTTCGAATGACGACGGCGTCTTCCAGACGTTCTTCCGCGATCACTTCGCGAAGGTTCTTCCGTTCGAACTGGACGCGTCCGAAACTATCGGCGACGCGCTGGCGACGTGAACACATAGAGGATGTTGTATCCGGGGACGCGGCTGGAATCGGGCTGATTCCGGGGACGTGTGAAATCAGCCGTGTCGATTTCCGTCGACTTTTTTCTGGCGTTCTTCCGCCAATCCCGCCGTTCTATGCGAATTCGCACAGTATCCGCCGAATCGCGGCATTTCCTGAAATCCGAAAAAGACGCTGAATCGGGCCGGAATCCGTCCGAAACGTGTTGACACAGTGTCAGGCGCGTGATATTATTCTATCAGACGCGGAGGGAACGCGTGCGCACGAGAAGCTGAGCGGGTGATTCTCAAAGACGGGAAGGAGGAGAAGGAATGAAGCTTTATAAGTTGACGGATGTGAATGATCGCACCTACAACGGCTGCCAGTGGGGCGAGGGCGTCACGCACGAGACCAACGGGGAGGGCGACCTGTGCGGCCCCGGCTTCACGCACTGGTATACCGACCCGCTACTCGCCGTCCTGCTGAACCCGATTCACTG